ACGCAAAGGTGATCATCGTGCATGGCGAGCGCGGCTCTGCCGTGATGCGCTCGTCCATGAACCTGAACAAGAATTTGCGGACCGAGCAGTTCGACATCGATGTCGATGCCGAGGTCGCGGATTTCTATGCAGGCTGGTTCGACGCGCTCTGGGACGAGAGCGGTCGGTCGAAGGACAATCAGGCCATCATCAAGGCGGTTTATGACCGCTACCTCGATGATCCCGAGGAGGAGGAGGCCCCCAGGGCGGCGCGCGGTCCGTCCCGGGATGAGGAGGAGGTCGTGGATCTGGCCGAGTTCGAGCGGATGTTCACCTGACCATGGGACTGTCGCGCCGTGCCTATGCCGCCCACCGCAAAGAGCGCGGTCTGCCGGGCGGCACCGACATGGCCGTGCGCAAGGCGATCACCAGCCAGCGCATCACGGTCGAGGCCGACGGCACGATCGACCCGGCCAAGGCGGACGCGCAGTGGGCCTCGTCCACGGATCAGGCGTTCCAGCGCTCGCCGGAGTCGCAGCAGCAAGGGGTCGAACGGGCGCGCGAGACGCTGGCGGCGGACGAGCGGCGCCCGGTGCCGGCCGCCGCGGTGGAGGCCGTGCAGCAGGGGATGTCGGGGGAGGCGGCGCAGGACGCTGGCATGACCGGGGGCATTACCTACACCAAGGCCAAGGCCGCGAAGGAGGCCATCATGGCGCAGCTGGCCCAGCTGCGTCTGAAGAAGGAGCGGAAGCTGGTCGTGGAGCGCGAGCCTGCCCGGCTCGACGTCTACGATCTGGCGCGGCAGTACCGCGACCATTGGGTGCAGCTGCCCGCTCGGGTCGCGGCCACGCTGGCGGCCGAGTTCGAGGTGGACGCGCACGCCATGGAGATGGCGCTGGACGGGATCGTGCGGGACCATCTGGCGCTGCTGACCCAGGCTAGGATCGAGATCCTTGAGCCCCCCAAGCAGTAGCTACGAGGGGCAGGAGGATATCCGGGCGGCATGGTTTGCCGGTCTGGCCCCCGATCCGGCGATGACGGTGACCGAGTGGGCCGACGAGCGGCGGTATCTGTCGTCCAAGGGTGCGGCGGAACCGGGCAAGTATTCGTCCAAGCGGACGCCCTATCTGCGCGCGATCATGGACGCGCTCTCGCCCTCTCACTGGGCCACGAAGGTGATCTTCGCCAAGTCGGCGCAGGTGGGGGCCACCGAGGCGGGGATAAACTGGATCGGGCACGTCATGGACGTCGCGCCCGGTCCCTTTCTGGCCGTGCAGGCCAACGAGACGACGGCAAAGCGGTTCTCGCGCCAGCGGATCGACCCGATGATCGACGTGACGCCCACGATCCGGGCGATCGTCGCTCCGTCCAAGAGCCGGGACAGCGGCAACACGCAGCTGGAGAAGGCATTTGCCGGGGGTCACCTGATCATCACCGGCGGCAACAGCGCGGCGGGTCTGCGCTCCATGCCCATGCGCTACATCCATCTCGATGAGGTGGATGCTTACAAGGATGACCTGGACGACGAGGGCGACCCGGTCACGCTGGCCGAGGCCAGGACCACGACGTTCGGCAGGCGGAAGAAGATTTTCATCTCGTCCACGCCCACGGTCAAAGGGGCATCGCGGGTGGAGACCGAGTTCGAGCTGACGGACATGCAGCGGTATCATGTGCCGTGCCCGCATTGCCATGGTCTGCAGTGGCTGAAGTTCGAGCGGCTGAAGTGGGAGTGGGGCGATCCGCGCTCGGTCCGCTATGTCTGCGAACACTGCGACAAGCCCATGCGGGAGCGCCACAAGACGTGGATGATGGATCCTGCGAACGGGGCCGAGTGGGTGCCGACCGCTGACCCGGAGCAGGTCGCCAAGGCCCGTGAGGCCACGGTGATCGGCTTTCACATCTCGGCGCTCTATTCGCCCGTCGGGTGGGAGTCCTGGGAGGGCATCGCGCGGCGCTTCGAGGCGGCGAAGGGCAAGGACGCCCAGCTGAAGGCGTTCAAGAACACGGTTCTCGGGGAGTCGTGGGAGGAGCGGGGCGAGGCCCCGGACTGGCAGAAGCTCTACGAGCGGCGCGAGCCGTGGAAGATGGGCACGGTGCCGGCCGGCGCGCTGGTCCTGACGCTCGGTGTCGACGTGCAGCGCGGCTCCGGCGGTGATGGCCGTCTGGAGGCGGATCTGTGGGGCTGGGGCCGGAACGGCGAGAGCTGGCTGGTCGAGCATTTCACGCTGAATGGCGACGTGACGAAGGCGGACGTTTGGGACGCGCTGACGGCGCTCTGCCAGCAGACGTTCGACCACGCGTCGGGCGTGCCCATGGCGATCAGCCGGGTCGGCATCGACACGGGCGACGGCACCACGGTGGACGAGGTCTACACCTGGGTCCGCAAGATGGGCCGGGGGCAGGTGGTCGCGCTGAAGGGCAAGGGGGGTTTCGACCGGGTCGCGCCGGTCGATGGTCCCTCGTTCGTGGACGTCAACGAGGCTGGCAAGAAGATCAAGCGCGGGGTCGCGCTCTGGAACGTCAGCGTGTCGGTTTTCAAGCTGGAGACCTACCGGCATTTCCGCCTGTCGGTCCCGACCGACGAAGAGCTGCAGGAGGGCGAGGGCTGGCCGCAGGGCTTCATCCACGTCGGCTCCGGCGTGACGGCCGAGTGGTTCAAGCAGGTTACTGCCGAGCAGCTGGTCAGCCGCAAGAACAAGCGCACCGGCTTCTCCAAGGCCGAATGGGTCAAGTCGCGGGAGCGCAACGAGGCGCTGGACTGCCGGGTCTACGCCCGCGCGGTCGCGTGGCTCATGGGCATCGACCGTTGGGAGGATGCGAAATGGGCGGATCTGGAGTCGCAGCTGGTCGTGCCGGATCGCGGCGCGATCGAGGCTGCGGGAAAGACGGGGCGGCGGGTGCCGCGCCCTGAGAAGCCAAAGAAGCCGGGCCGGTCGCAGGACTGGTTCGGAAAGCAGCAGAAGGACTGGTTCTAATGCCCTGGACGCAAAGCGAGCTGGACGCGCTCAAAACCGCATATGCGTCCGGCACGACGCGCGTGACCTATGAGGGGCGCACGGTCGAGTATGACACCGGGGCGGCGCTGCTGGCGCGCATCCGTAACATCGAGGCCGAGGTTCTCGCGGCGCCCGGCCGGCCTCGCCACAATTCGGCGCTCACGCGCTTCAGCAGGTATTGATCCATGGCCATGACTGACATGCCCTCGGCCCGGTTCGGGCTGGTCGACCGTGTCGTCGCCGCGTTCGCGCCTGGCTGGGCCGAGCGGCGCTTCGACAGCCGCCTGCGGCTCGACGTGAAGCGCCGGTATTACGATGCGGCCGGCGGCGGCCGGCTCAATGACGGGTGGTCGCGCGGCGTTCGCGGTTCCAATGCGGACACGGTGATCTCGGCGCAGGCCGGATCTCTGCGCGAGCGGTCGCGGGATCTGGTCCGCAACAGCCCGCTTGCCGCTCAGGCGGTGCAGGTGCTGGTCAACAATCTGGTCGGGCCGGGCATTCGCCCGCGCGCCCGATCCGGTAACAAGGCCCGGGACAAGAAGGTCGACAAGCTGTTCGAGGCTTGGTCGGCCTCCTGCGATGCCCACGGGCACACGGATTTCTATGGGCTTCAGGCGCTGGCCGTCCGCGAGATGATCGAGGGCGGCGAGGTGTTTGCGGTCCAGCGGCCGCTGCCGCGAGCTCGCCGCGAGCGCGGGCGCGTCCCGCTGGAGCTGGAGCTGTTCGAGGCCGAGCATCTGGACGAGAGCAAGCAGGCGCTCTCCGGTGAAAACGGCCGGCGCATCAGCGGCGGCATCGAGTATGACCCCTCCGGGCGCCGGTCGGCATTCTGGATGCTGCCCGAGCATCCGGGGGACGCGGGCGCGCATTGGCGCGGGCCGGACAGTTCCGTCCGGCTGCCGGTGGAGCAGGTGGCGCATCTGTTCGAGCGCCAGCGCATCCAGTCGCGCGGCGTGCCTTGGGGCGCTCCGGCGATGCAGGCCATCCGCGACCACGGCGACTGGCAGCTGGCCGAGATGGTGCGCAAGAAGACCGAGGCTTGTCTGGTCGGCGTCGTGCTGGGCGATGACACCACGCAGGACATGAGTGTCGGCCCCATGATCGAGGACGCTGACGGCAATGCGGTCGAGACGTTCCGCCCGGGCATGCTGGCCTATGCGCGCGGCGGCAAGGAAGTGAAGTTCAACCAGCCGGGGCACGCGGGCGGCATCGCCGAGTGGAACCGGGTGCAGCTGCACATCATCGCGGCGGGCTTTCGGGTGCCCTATGCGCTGATGACCGGGGATCTGTCGCAGGCCAACTTCAGCAGCAATCGCGCGGGCCTGAATGAGTTTCGTCGGATGGTCGACCTGCTCCAGTGGCAGATGATCATTCCGATGTTCTGCCAGCGGGTCTGGGACTGGTTCTGCGGCGCGGCCTTCGCGGCGGGGCTGATCGACATGGCGGACGTGCCGGTCGAGTGGTCGCCGCCCCGGTTCGAGTCGGTGAACCCGAAGCAGGACGCTGAAACGGACATGATCGAGGTCCGCGCGGGCTTCACGTCGCGCTCCGCGAAGATCTCCGCGCGGGGCTTCGATCCTGCCGCGGTGCTGGAGGAGGTCGTTGTCGACAACGCGGCGGCGGATGCTGCCGGGCTGATCCTGGACAGCGACCCGCGCAAAACCTCGCGGCAGG